ATCGGACACTTGTCAAGTATGCTTTACATTTGACGTAACCTATTGATCGTATTGGGAATAACACAATATGGGTCGCCTGGCCGACACTTGGCTACGAGTCATGGCGGAACAAGCGAATATGCCGTGGCAGCCCGACTAGGGCGAGTAGTGAAAGGGGACTGACAAACCCCATACTCCCGCGCACACCTGGGCAAACCCATCGCACCCTTGCTCACTCGCTGCCGGTTATCCACAATGCAGCGCCTGTGGGAGGGGGTAGCAGCTTGGCCCCTGGCCCCCTGGGGTGGGCACCGTAGGGACCTTGTTACTTTGTTAGAAACACATTTTCCATTTTCGGGGTATTATTTTTTATAATAAAAACAACAGCTTAAGAGTACACAGAGCATAAGTGTTTAATATAATTGCTTTAAGTGTTAAATAAAGCTTGACAAATACCCCAAGATATGGTAGGGTAGGACCATGAAAATACAAACAATCTCATCAATTACTGAGGATTCTATCCTCAAGCAGATAAAGGCCTTGGAGGGGAGGGGGTTTTTCCTGCACACAGCAGGCTTCAAATCAAATGCCCCTAGAACGCACCACAAGACGCGAGAGAAGCGTCGGAGGGAAAAGAAGAGGGAGGACAGGGCCGACCCAGAGAAGCTCCTTAAATCGCGTATTAAGTGGATTAGAGACAAAACCACTTTCAAGGGTAGGTACAATCAGTGGAGGAGTAGCCTAAGGAGTCAGCACCCCCAGTGGTATAACGAGATACTGAGCTTTGATGAGTGGCGGCTGCTATGGAAGAAGGCAGGAAACATCACCCTGGGGGACGGCAGCACAAAGCCAGCTTGGCGTATGAGGGGAGGGAATGGGATGCTGGAGAAGGAGCCTGTAAGGCCGCAGATAAGGAGATGGGACACCAAGAAGCCTTATGTTCTCAGCAACTTATACGTTGTTGTGGGGGCTAAGGTGCTGGCGGACGGGGAGCTCTTAGCTGAACAAATCCTGAACGAATGAAAATATTTTCAAAATGATTGAAAAAAAAAGCTTGACAAATCTCTAAAGGTGTGGTATAGTAGGAATGTAGGATGGAGCTACGGCTCTATTCTGCTGTACGAATGTCCTAACGGATATTCAACGAATGTCCTACCCGTCCTGTAGTGAGGGAGGGGATTGACAGGTAAAAGGCACCTGTTGATAAATCTCTTTGAGGCTAACGTGCTGTAACGCACGCCTTGATACGAAGAGCACGCCAATGAAGGCGTTATTCGGGAATCAGCCAGAGATGGCTGTAACGCAATACATCCTAGTGGATGAGAGAATAAAGGGTAATACCAATAGCTTGCTCAGGAAGAGCACGACTGTGTTATTGGTTTAGGACATTTATGCTGTTGCTTCTAGCTGCACATTGACTATGCTAGGAGAACAGGAGGAGCTACTCGTAGCTTCTCGAAAGGGATAGATCTTGTTATGTTAGTATTTAGCTTTCAGTGTTTAGAAGCCGAACAGCTAGAGCGACTAAGCTCTATGTTTAGTATTTTAAACAGGCTTCTTTAGAAGCCGTATAAGAGCATATATATTTATATTATATATTATATATAAAAGCTCTTATATAAAAGCTTTATATGATATATATCAAGGAGCCTCTCTCCCTCTAGTCATTAGACCTCTATTACCCAGAATAAAATAAGCAGGAGAATGTTGATGCCAATGCAGAGTGACCAGCCCGGCTTATGGGGTAGGATAGTTGATATAGGACAGAGGATAGTGCCGGGAGGACGGACAGGGTACGCAGGTCCTCGCACAAATACAGATAGAGTAGGATCATATGCAGGTGCTGCTTCTGGTGTCCCGTTTATGAATGCTATTCTAGGAGAGCTAGGGCAGAATGCCGGAGACACAAGATTTGGCCAGCGGGCAAATGCCTTTCATCCTATACAGGCTATAAACAACTGGGCTAGTGGGCTATTCGGAGGGAACTCTGGTCAATACACAGGCCCACAGCTAGGCCCCCTTGTTCAGCGCCCCGGAATGTGGGACGTTAATTTGGGAGGATATAATTCTCCCGGCTACCAAGGCTTCGGCAGCGGGACGGGGGCATTCCCTTATCAGGGGGGAAATAGCTCCCAGCCTTCTGGTGAAGACATCTACAACCAAGCTATTAGTGGCTCAAACTATTCTGGCGTAGCAGCAGGCTCCTCGCCGCAAGTGGCTAATTCTCCCATGTGGGGGGTTAGTAATTCCAGAGGACCCAGCTTCGGCTACTCAGGGGACACAGCCTCGGGGGCCAGAGGAACCATAGGTATGGGAGTAAGACAAGCTAGCCTGTCTGGTATAGAATCTATGCTAGGAGCAGGCCTGGGCCACCGAGGAGGAGGCTTCGGGAGACAAGGAATGCCCTTCCATGAAATAAACAACGACAGGGCAGAGGCACGCTCACAGGGAATGTCTCTAGGTGAGTATATAGACTCAGGGCAATCCAGTAGCAAGCGTGTAGGGAACTCCCGCCCCCAGGGCACAAGCATACGAGACTTTATTAACAGCTAACCGAGTGCCTCTAGAAGCTCCCGTAAGAGCTTTTAAGAGAGTCCCCTATGGGGGGTAGCTAGGGGTGTAGCCACTCCCCCTAAGAAGAGGCTAAAATCGCTTTACAGACGTAAATAGACATATAGGGTAATAAAGCCCCCTAATAACAGGAGAAACAAATAATGGCACGTCCAGCAGACGAACAAGATTTTCTAGACACCCTTAACGTAGCTCCCAGCTTCTCCGCTCTTCAGAAGAGCAATCTACGTAAGATTTTTAAGCGCACCGTAGGTAAAACTCTACGCACTACGCAAACAGTTGCAAGCTCCACTACGTACGCAGACGTATCAGACCTAACCTTCAATGTAAAGAAGGGAGCCAAATATCGTATTGAAGGAAAGCTTCTCACCCTAGGAGGTGCGGGAGGTATCAAGCTACAACTAAACGTGACGGGACAAACTTCTCCTACGGTAGTTATTAATGGTGTAGGTACTTTGGCAGCGGCTGTTGTAGCACAACAGGCGCTCACTGGAGGCGTCATTATTGCGTCCACTAGCACATTCCTTCAAGTAGATGTTAATGGCTATTACATTCCTGACAAGGATGGGGTAATGACCTTGCAGTTTGCTCAGAATGCCTCTAATGCTGCTGCATCCACACTATACGCGGGCAGCCACATCAAGCTTATTCGTGTAGGCTAATAGGAAACTATAAGTATGAGTATAGTAATTTTGGCAGCAACACAGTCAGAGGACGCGTCATCACCTATAACTGTGACAGACGCAGCTTCCGCACATATTTCATTATTTGATAGTAATGGCACAACTATTACTGAGAGGGTGGGGGCCACGATTGTTATTAATACAGGTGGTGGGACTGTAGATTGGGTGAGAGATGGGAGACTAGCGGTTCTTACAAACACCCACCCCAATATACATATAACGGAGCCGGGGGATTACGTAGTATATAAGCCCACAACAACAGCAAATATAGGAGTTAGTAGAGACGGCTCCGGCGGTGGATAATTACGTATCCCTTAAGAAACGGCTACTATCCACCAAAACCCTTCTAACAATAGGGAGCCTTATAGCTGTGTTCTTCCTTCTCTACATAGGGAGGGATGTAACACAGCTTGAGGTGATTGTGCCTTCCATCCTGTTCTTCTATAACGGAGCTAACGTACTACAGGATGTTATGAACAAACGTACACAAGCTCTATCCAGAGGGACAGAGGAGGAAGAGGACAGTGGACTGGCAAGAAAGGGAAGCAGAAGAAATCCTGCTCGATGAGGGTATAAAACTGCGCGCCTACAGGGACACCGAGGGCGTACTTACTATAGGGGTAGGGCACACTGGAGGAGTGAAGGAAGGTGATAAAATCTCTAGGAAAGAAGCTATTAGCCTACTTAAGGTCGATATGCTCGAAGCTCTTGAAGATGCTAAATCCCTGTGCCTAGACTGGGAAAATATGTCTGGCCCTAGAAAGGGTGTCATGGTTAATATGGCATTCAATCTGGGCAGGGACAGACTCTCAGGATTCAAGAATACTTTACGATTTATTAACGAACGCAATTATGCTAGAGCAGCAACCAATATGCTACTAAGCAAGTGGGCACGCCAAGTAAAGGGGCGTGCTGACAGGCTAGCCTATAGGATGATGCACGACGAATACGCCGCTCGATAAGAGCCGCTACAAGGAAACACATGGCTAAGAAATCAAAGAAGAAGAACAAAGCTCCTATTGTCATTCTCACCAACGAGCAGAATCCCGCACTACCGGCCATTATTCAGGCCCTGTACACGGCATTCGCAGAGGGGCAGGTGGCACTGGTTATGGGCATGGACAGTGATACAGGTGTGGTTAGCCCTATGCTAGCTGGCCTAGATATGGTGGACGGGGTTATTGAAAATGTACACCCAGTTGCCAAATTACTCAGTGACCCAGCAGAGCTAGAAAGAATTTTAATCCCGGACGGCCAAGGAAATTATGTCTCAAATACTACAGGATTTTACCCTCGAAACACTGACGGAGAAGCCTCGACGGAAAGCAGGCCGACCATCCAATAAAGAGCGTCAACAGCTAGCAGACGGTAGAAGTATGCTAGAAACTATGATGCAGCTTTACGAGGAGGGAGGCAGTGACAAGGAAGTGATGAAGCTTCTGCGTATCCTCCCAAAAGACTTTGAGAAGAAGTTAAAGACAGACAAAGACTTTGCCAATCTAATCGAGTATGGCAGGGTGGCGTCTGAGGCTTGGTGGCTAAAGCTAGGGCGAAAATGTGCCTCTAACAAGGGATCAGGAGAATACAGCTTCTGGGCTCTTAACATGGACCACCGCTTCGGATGGAAGAAGTCCAGCAATCTCACTGTTGAAGAAAAAGAACAAGAAGATCCCAAGTCGTTGCTCAAAGATTTGAACAGCCGACTCAAACGTATTAGCCGCTACTCCGCAGGAGAAGCCGCACAGGAGAACAGTTTTGGACCCAGCACAACTTTTAGAGCAAGCTAAGAAGCTTCTTGAGAGTGGGGATATTGACCCAGACGAACTAAGGGAGCTTATCCAAGTTGTGGATAAGCTCGAAGAATATGATAGGACGGCAGGTTTGGAAAAATGGTTTATACCGGGGTCAGCCTACGGTATTGAAAAACTACCTAAACATGCGGCGGCTATTAAAGCCACACGAGACTACAGAGAAACTTTAGTACTGGGAGGGAACAGAAGCGGAAAGACGAATCTAGGCTGTTACATAACTGCCGTTCTAGTTACTGGGCTGTATCCAGACTGGTGGGAGGGATGCTACTTCGACGGTCCCATAGACGCTTGGAGCATGGGCATGACTGCCCAAACTACGCGAGACACCTTACAGAAAGTACTGCTAGGAGAGAAGGGCAATTTTGGTACAGGAATGATTCCACGATCCTGCATAGGACGTGTGAATATGAGTGCTGTTGCTGGTGCGGTTGACTTTGTGAAGATTAAGCACACCTCAGGCAGGTGGAGCGAGATTGGATTCAAGGCTTATAAGCAGGACACAGCTAGCTTCTTCGGTGTCAAGAGGCACTGGGCTCATTTAGATGAGCCGTGCCCAGAACTTATTTACAACGAAGTGGTGATTCGTACAGCTTTTGAGAAGGAAGAGCAACAAGGACGTATCATCCACACCATAACCCCTAAGGAAGGACTCACCAGACTTATAGCAGATTTGCTGTCTACATCAGATATGCTAGCTGGTAGTGAGGGCTTGCCCAATCTTAAGCTGGCTATGGCCTTGATGAAAGCCGAGGAGGGCAACAAGGATGACTGACCTAAAGCCCTCCAGGGCCACCATCACCATAGGATGGGATGATGTTCCATGGCTGGACGACCAAACAAAGGCAGAAATCCTGGCCTCCACTCCTCCTCATCTAAGAGCAACCGTTAGTAGGGGTGTGCCTACCATAGGCAGTGGAGCTATCTATCCTATCCCACTAGATGATATTTTGTGTGAACCCTTTGAAATACCAAAATACTACAAGCACCTGTATGGTATGGATGTAGGCTGGAGATATACAGCAGCTACATTCGGCGCACATGATCCTAACACAGACATTTTGTATGTTTACGGAGAGTATGTGGGGGAGAAGAAAGTGCCAGAGATAAATGCCGCCGCAATTAAGCGTGTGGCATCCGACTGGATGCCCGGAGTAATTGACCCAGCATCAGCTCAATCAAATCAATTCGATGGATCTAAGCTAGTAAGAGAGTATAGATCACTAGGGCTACGCCTAAGATTGGCAGATAATAGTATAGAAGATGGTATTCAGAAAGTATGGAGCAGGCTGGAGACGGGCAAACTTAAGTTCTTTTCTTCCACTACCCGTAATTTGCAGAATGAGTATCTAATCTACCGAAGAGACAACAAAGGTAAGATTGTAAAAGAGAACGATCATGGTATGGACGCCCTAAGATATATGGTAAATAGCATACATTTGGCAGCAGCTAAGCCTTCTCATACAAGCACTATGGCCTATAAACAGAAAGGACGAAGATATAATGTCTGAAAATGCAGAACAACAGCTACCTCCAGGCATATCTCCTGAAGAACTTGTAGAGACAGTGCAAGAAATGGTGATGATGGCAGAGGAGGAGGCTCTAAAATTAGAGCAAGAGCGCCTACGTCTACTGGAATCACTGGGCAGGGACATTGATGGTAAGCTCAGTGATCGCATGGGCAGGAGAAAGATGAAGGAGGCCCAGTGGCTGGAGGCTCAACGCCTCTATTTAGGCTCCCTATCTAATAGGGCACTGGCTCCTACAGAGAAAGATCCATTCAAAACCATTGATAATTACATAGATAATAGGAAGCCCGAGGTAAACATCATACGTGTTAAGTGTGATGCAGCGGCTTCTCAAACTATCGCCTATCAATTTGCTGCGGGAGACAAGAATTGGGACATCAATCCTCCGTCAGTACCAGAAGCCTCGTATGAAGAAGTACAGCAAGCTTCTCAGGTGGCCGGGAGAGAGGTGAGACCGGAGGAGATCGGTTCTCATAAGGCCAATCTCATGTCAGCTGAGATTCAGTACCACCTGAATTGCTCGCGCTATCCCCAAGAAGCTCGTGTAGCTATGAAAGATAGAGTGGTGCTAGGTACTGGCATTATGAAAAAGCCGCTCAATTCCAGCAAGCTCAAGAAGACTTACGCTAAAGTGCAGCTTGAGGACGGAAAAGTACTGAGAGTTCCAGTGTTCAGCGCGGAACGTGTGCCGGAAGTACGAAGAGTAAATCCATGGTACTTCTTTCCCGATGATTCTGTTACAGATATTCGTAAATGTGAGGACAGCATAGAGGTACACCTTAAGTCTCGTACAGAGATGAAGGAACTACTACAACGCCCCGACTTTATGCAGGACCAGTTGCAGAAAGTATTACAAGACGAACCTAAAGAGTACAGTAATAGCCCGTTCAATGATCCTGCTTTCCTCACAGAGGGCGGGAATACTAGCAAAAATCGCTATACTCTTATTGAATATCATGGCCCTCTTACTAAAAAGATGTTAGATGCTTGCGGCTGCGATAGCCCCAATGATTATGAAAGATTTGCAGAGGTGTGGGCAGTTAACGGCACTGTGATTAAGGTGGAATTGTCCAACCTAGAGGGATGTGAGGAAGTTCCTTACTGTGTATCCGTATGGGAACCCGATCCAGCAAGCATATTTGGCTTTGGTATCCCGATGCTGGCAAGAGACGGCCAACGTGTGGTTAATGAAACCTACAAGATGATGCTGGATAATGCAGGTATTTCTGCTGGCCCCCAGGTTATTGTAGACACTACGCTCATCACACCTGCGGACGGCGGCCTGGAGTGTACCCCATTCAAGGTGTGGTATAGCACAGAGTACGGAGCCGACCTATCTAAGGCAATCACCTTCTTTACACCACCTAATGCGTATGAAGGGCTGTCTAGTTTGTTCGGGCTGGCCAAGCAGCTGGCGGATGAAGAGAGCAGTATTCCTCTCCTTCTATCGGGATTAGGACTGCCCACCGGGGCAGGAGACAGCGCCACTGGAATGGCTCTGATGAATCAGAATGCCACATCTCCACTCTTTTATAAGAGCGAGGAATGGGATGATGATATCACAGAACCTCTTATCACCGCCATGTATGACTGGGAGATGCAATTCAATCCTAAGGAGGAGATTAAGGGATCGTACGAAATAGATGTTCGTACGTCTACGTCTTATCTCCGTAACACTCAGGATATGCAGAAGCTTCAGGCTCTACGTCAGGAGATTGCTCAGGGCAGTCCAGTAGGTGAGTGGGTTAATATGGACGAACTCACCCAAGTGACTTTAATGGGAATGAGGCTTCCTTACTCCAGTATTCTTA